AGTGATGTGCAGGAGTTGTTGAATGTTGGCATCGATATCAGGGTGACCATCCCTCCCATTTTTTCTAGATTTAAACTTGGAGCCATTCCCTTGAGAGCTGCTATTTGTGAAATTTATCTCCATATGACTTATCATAAGGATAGGTCTAATCCTACTCATGATGAGCGTAGGATCCTGAACAAAATTCTCAAATGTCAATATGATTGGAAGAAATCTGTTGGGAGGCATGAGTCAAATGGTCGTGGTGTCTCTTCTGATGAAGATTATGTTGAATCTTTATCTAATGGTGATGTGAATTCTTACAGATATTCTGCTAGAGCTGTCAACATCGCTTCAAAGCTTCAGAAGAAGCAGTCTGAACATCAGTCTGGATTAATTGATGGTTTTTCGAAATTGTTTAGCCATGAGTCCATCAATTTCAATTTCTCTGAGCTATCACTTTTCAAAGCTAGCGTTCCTTGTGGTGTGCAAAATTGTGCGTCAAAGTTTCCGCAAAAGCAGCCGTCTGGTGAGCTCAAGAACATTAGGCAGACAGTGATATTAACTCTTAAAGACATGTTCACTAAGTTCAACATGTCTCTTGACGGCCCTCCTGATTTCATTTCTTCCATAGGAGATTTGTCACACCATTTGAACACAATTTATTGTCAAATTTTTAAAAAGAACCAAATAACTGGTGTTAGAGAAATACACATACTTGACATAGTCTCTAGATGTTTTGCTCGGTTTAGAGAAAACATATCTAGGACCATTATTGCCACTGACAGGCGTGAAATGTTAACTAAAGGAGATGAGAAATTCACAATAATTAAAATTGACATGAGAAATTTCATAAGATCATGCCCTGAAAATCTGCCAGTGCATGTCTTCCATTTTTCTGAAGACATGATAACTTGGGCCCAAAGATTTGTTATACAATCTTTCTGCCAACTCTTAAAACCTCATTCAAAAGTTTTTTCAAGAATAAATTCATGGTCGCAATTTGTCCTATCTAGATTCGAAAAGAAGAGAATAGAACTGCCCTCCAAGCTGTTGGAAGAGATTGGAAAAAAACCTGATATGTTTTATGGCGAAGATTTGAGCTCAATGAACTCACTAAAGAAACAATTTCTGGCACAAGAGGTTGAAGGGGTGATAGAAAATGAAATTGGAATGTGGATGGGCATATTGCATTACACTTCTTCACATTACCACCTCTGCCTGATCTCTCTACTACAGGAAATCTTTAACAACAAAATTAAGGATCTATCAGCGGACGGAACCTTGGCCAGAGATGCGATCACAAGAGTTAGACACAATTCTTATGTCTCATCTGATGATAGATATCGAAGTTTGCTTGTCTTTAGTCGGGATAGAGGAGAAGTGAACTTCATATTTAGCTCATATAAGACGCTAGGGGAACAAATTAGTAAGATGTTCAATGTCAAAATATCAGAAAAATCTGCCCTGGGCAATATTGTTGGGGAGTTCAATTCTATATTTTTTACATTCGAAAGTTTCCTCTCAGCAACAATCAAATTTTCAATCCAATCATGCAACATAAGTAATACAAGCTCAACAGAAGGTCATGCGAAAGATTCTTTTAGTGCCATAAGAACTGCTTTTGAGAACGGACTAAGTGCAACCGGATGCCATATAGCACACTTACTCAATGCAAAAAGACATTACTGGGTGTTCCAAACGGGCATGAATCAGACCAATAACTGCCTACAGGATCATCAAGCACACGCACCTATAGAAATTGGCCTGTACCCTTTCTATGCGCCTGCGCTCATGCAAATAACTTCCCCAGAGATACAC